GCAGGGAATTCAGGTGAAATTTCACCCGCCTGCGTAGCGGTACCTGCTTGCAAGCAGGTACTCCCGCCCTTCAGGGCCACGGGGCCGCGCAGTAGATTTTTAGTGGCGCCCATTATTTGATTCTTTCGATGGAGACCAGGCCCGCGCCGCCATTGCCGGTTATTGCATTACAGGCGGTCCCCACGCTGTCCTCTGCCACCGAGCCTCCTGATCCGCCGCCGAATAACGGACTGGCGGATAGGGACGAACAGCTGGCGCTGTTGTAGTTTGCCGCACCGCCTGTTCCGCCAATTAAAGTGACTGCCGCAGATGCGTTGACAGATGTCTGTGAGCTTGCATAACCACCGGTTCCACCACCTGTACCCGCGTTAAGAGGCGCGGTATAGCCGGCGGGAGTGCCTCCTCCGCTCAATGCTCTCCAAGGGTCAAACAGGGAATCAAAGCCAAAGCCCGCCGCAGACAGGGAACTCGTTACGGCCGTGCCGATTCGGGCAATGCCATCTACACTGCCAACGGACTGTATCCCCAATCGATTCGGGCCATATCCGTTTGGATTTCCGGCAGGAGAATTGAGTCCCGGCCCACCGGTTCCCGCGCCGGAGCCTGAGGCGTACCCGGTCGTTGCAGAAGGGCTGCCGCTGCCTCCTGTCATTCCCCCCACGGCACCGCCGCCACCTGCACAATAGCCATAGGCAACGGTGGCCGAATATAAAGCCGCTCCCCCTGCGCCGCCGGGTCCGATGCCCGTGCCCGGAGCCCCGCCACCGCCGGCAGATGCGGCGGTGTAGGAATTGGAAGAATAGGAGGCAATACCGCCATTTCCGCCAGGTTGATTATTTGTTCCGCCGGAGCCGGTTCCGCCTATTGCGGGGCCGGACGCCACCCCGGCGGCGGTAGATGTTGGCCCACCCTGCCCGCCTGTTGCAGTCAATGCAAGGCCGATTGCCGTAACGGTTGTAGTCCCGCCAGAATTGCCTGTCGTATTAACGCCAACGCAACCTCCGTTACCGGCGCCGCCGACCCCATCTACAAAGGTAACGACAGTTCCTGCAACAAGACTTATATCGATTTCTGCAAACCCGCCGCCCGCTCCGCCTGTTGCCGCGCCACCTGCATTGTTGCGATTGGAAATACACCCTCCCGACCCACCCGCCCCCAGCGCCGACACCCGATACATGCCTGTAACCGGAATCGTATACGTCCCCGATTGTGGAAAAAATATCGCCGGCTCCAGCAATGCGCCGCCTGTGAATTGCGAAAAATCGCTCGCTTGCGATGTCATGCAACAAAGCGCCAGCGCACTCGCCAGCATGAAACGATAGACAGTGTTTTTCATTATTTGATTCTCCAGCCATAGGTAGCGTTGTAATAGACCAGGCAAAAGCTGGCGTTCGATGTGGTGACCGTCATGTTCGCCGCCGCGCCCATCAGGGTCAGCCCGTTGTTGGCGATGGTCAGGGTGTTGCCGCCGAAGGTGCCGGCGGCATCAAGGAAGCAGATTTGCGCGTATTCGGTTGCGGCAGACGGCAGCGTGATGGTGAAGCCGCCGCCGGAAGTGTCGGCCAGGATGTAGTCGTTGATGCTGGCGCTATAGGCGCTGGTTTTGGTGACGAAATTCGATGGCGTGCCACCCGGTGCGGCGAAAGTGCAGTCGCCGCGCAGGAAGGTCGTCGTGTTGTTGGGCGGCAGCGGCACCAAGCCGGGGTTGCTGATGCTGCAGGGCGGATAATTGCTGCCGTTGGCCAGGTTGATCGCTGCCGGCGTGCCGGTGGCGTTGGTCAGCACCAACGTCGACGGCGTGCCGAGATTCGGCGTAATCAGCGTCGGGCTGTTCGCCATCACGAAGATGGAACCGCTGCCGGTTTGTGCGCCGATGCCGAGCACACCGCTGGACAAGGACAAACCGCCTCCCACGGTGGCGTTGGAAAACCCGCCAAGGCCGTTTCCATACAAAAGCGACGACCCCGAGGTCGCCGGAGCGTAATCGGCGCCCGACAGCGCATTGGCAAAGCCTCCCGCCGCATTGCCTTTCAACAGCGAGCTGCCCGATGTTGCCGGCGCGTAGTCGATGCCCGAAGTCGCCGCCACGATGCTGCCGGAAGATCCCATGAGCAGGCCGCCAACCGTGGTGGAGAGCGTGATCAGCGGCGTCGAGCCCGGAGTTGCGATCGATCCCGTGAAGCCGTTGGCGTTGGCCACTGCCACGTTGGTGACGGTGCCGTTGGTCGCTGGTGGGCTGCTGACCCAGCCGGCGCCGGTCGAGGTCAAGAGATTGCCGGCGCTGCCGGGCGACGTCAGGCCGGTGCCACCGGCGATCAGCGGCACGATCCAGTTATGCGTGGCGGCATTCAGGTCGCCCACCGCCACCCAGCTGGCGCCGTCGAATTCCTCCAGCACATAAGGTGTGGCCGAGGTGTTCAACCACAATTGGCCGAGCACCGGGGCCAGCGGCGCGGAGCCGCCATTGTTCTGGTCGAACAGGTTGTTGATGTCGCTGTAGGCCGCCGCGAAGTTGGCGCGCACCGGCACTGATGACAGCAGTGAATTCGGCGCAGGCAAGTTCGGATTGATGGTCGAGCCGCCGACTGCCACCCCGGAAATCGTCAGCAACAGGTAAAACAAAAATCTATATTTATGCATAATCAAGCCCTTTATTTTGATGTCTGAGAAACGCATATCTTAAAAAAAATAAGGAGTCCCTTCCCCCTGCAAGGGGGAAGGGACTCTTTTGGCATTTTTACGGTATATGCTTATTAGTTAGTGAATCAGGTCGAGCCTACTCACTATGGGTTCACGTCCCGCAGAAACGACGGAGGGTTAAACAATCCTCCAAATTATTGTTGACCCACAAAATACCTGGGCGAACAAATTTGTTCATCAACTCACCGTTACCGTTCCGCAGGCAACAATCTCCTGCGCCGTCGCCGCCAAATCAGACGTGCCGCCGTTAAGCAGCATGGCGCTCACCTCCTGCACACCCGGCACGCCGTACGCCACCGCATACAGTTGCGACCAATACAGCGCCCGCCCAAGCGGCAACGCGCCGATAAAATCCTGGATCGCCGTTTGCACCGCCGCCGCCACCTGAGCATGGATATAGCCGGTCGCTGCGGTGACCGTCGTGCTGATATTGGCGGCCACCGACGTCGCTGCGAACACGCCGAAGCTGATGCCGAGCGGGCGGATCGCATCGATTGCCGCATACACGTTGGCAATGTCGCTCGATGTGCCGGGATTGATGACGACGTAGAAATAGCCGGGCTGCGCGCCGCCGCCGTAGGCAGTGTTTTCAACCAGGTCGTATTGCAAGCCCTGCTGCAAATCGGCGATGGCCGATGCCACTGCCGCCTTGATGCCTTCACGCAGCCCTTGGATGTAGAGCAGAAAGCGCGCTTGCAATGCGGCGTCGCTTTCCTGATTGGCGCCGTTGGAAAACGGCACCGCATTGGTAACCGTGTCGACGCCGACGATCGAGGTTGAAATGAGCGTGACGGTATTGGCGTTGACGTTGCCTTGCGTGCCGGCGTTCTGCGCCTGCACCGTGACGCTGCCGCTCGCCATGCCGGCCGGAATCAGGTAGGCATTCGCCGCCGCATTGAACAGGCTTTGCGTGGCGTCGGCGATGACAACGAAGGTTTGTGTGCCATCGGCGGTCAACACCGTCGCGCCGACCGGAATGGCGGCGGCATTGGTCGCCGTGAAGCGCGCAAACGTCAGCGTGCCGGAAGACGGCACCGCCGCTTCGCGCGTCAAACCGAAGTCGCCGACGAAACTGTCGACGTCGGCGCCGGTCGAGGTGGAGAGCCGCGTGGTGTTCAGCAATTGCATCACCAGCGACTGCAACCACATCGACACGCCGGCCACCGCCTGCACCCGCGCCAGCTCCAGCGAGCCGGCGATGAAGGTCAGGACGGTTGAACAGGCGGCCTGGATCGCGGCGACCTGCTGCCGCACGACGCTGGTAAATGAGAGTGTATTGAGGGCCATGTTTATAATTTCGGTTGTTCCGACTTCTTTGTGGATAAAAATGCTTGCTCAAACAGGTTTAGCAAAAATACTCCCCGTCGTTGCCCCCGGGGCGCCTGCGCGGGAACGACGGAGGGTTAACTAACGATTGATGATCCACAAAATACTCAGATGAATCATAATTTCAGATGCAAATTAAGGTGCAAAAACGGTAACGGGTTGACCGGTCGGCGCATAGACGTAGATGATCTGCGTCGATAGCAAGCCAGTCGCATCGGTTTGAAAGCTGATGGTCGGCGCCGGCAGTTTCTGCACGTCCGGCTGTTTCAAGGCGATCGACGTGATCAGCGCCGTCAATTCGGTGTACTTTTCGGTCGACAAGGCCTGGCCGATGTAACGGCCAAGACCGGCGCCGTAATCCGGCTGCCAGATGTATTCGCCCGGCGCCGTCATCAATTCACGTACGATGCGCTGGTTGATTTCGAGGATGCCGGATGCGGACGCATCGTCGCCCGAAGCGGCGAACTGGATGTCGAGGCCGAACCAGTGGAACTCTGAGGGCATGGGGTTTCCTTGTGTGTGATGAATGGGGTTCCTCCCCTCTCCCGCTTGCGGGAGAGGGAACGGCCTGGTAACGCCGGTGGGTTTAATTAGGCGGCGCCGTACTCGCCCCGCCGGAGGTAACCCCGCCATGCGTGTGCGTATGCATGCTGGTACCCTTGGCGAACACATCACCCGTGGCGGTGACTGTGCCGTTGACTTGCACATTGCCGTTTTGCGTCAACTGAGGCGTGGTGATCGTAATGCCGCTCGGCGCACCCAACGTAATGGTGCCGTCATTGTTCAAGCGCACAAACGATCCCTGACCATCGACCAAGGCCGCCTGCCCCGACTGCACCAATGGCGGTATCGTCGCATTGTTAAAAAACCGTCCGTTAACCACGGTTGCCTGCACGCTGCCGTCGATGAAATCAAGCTTCACCGGATCGCCGATCGCCGGGCCGAATACCGCGCCGAGATTATTCCCGACCCATATCGTCGCCAGCGGGATGAATCCGGTTTCCACCTGCTCCGGCAGCAGCAATACCTTGACCGTGTAATTGGCGGGGTTGTAGGCGCTGATTAAACCGTACTTGGACAAGGTCAGGTTCGACAGGAACTCCGATACCACGCGCTTGATTTGATGAATCATATCTGATGCCTCACGATAAACTCACCGTCTGTTGTGACGGCGCGGTCCGACAACTCATAGTCATCATGAAGCCGCGCTTATCGAAGGTGCGGCAAATCTTCGACACCTGATACGTCGTATCGAACGGCGTACCGGTCCCCTGCACCGTCACCGGCGTCCACGGAAAGACTTGCACATCACCCGGCACCGTCACTTCCATTTTCAATTCATGCTTGCTGATATCGCCCAGCAGCTTGGTCGCCCTCGCCTGGCAATCCGCCTGCGTCAGGCCGGGAAACGTGAAGTCGTAAGCTTGCGCGGTTTGTGCCATGGTCGCGCTTTGGGCGATAGCCTTATTGCTCTTGGTGCTGGTGGCAGTGGCGCTATACGATGCATTTTTCGCGCCGTGATAACTGCGCACGCGCACCGAGACGTCACCGGAAATCGTCATGTCATGCGAAAACTCCAGCTTCTCCACATTTGCGCTGGGATAAGGCTGCGTCAGCGTCGGCGCTTGAAACA